AACTGGTTGGGGTAATTACGACGAAAACACAGTTCAAGTTTTATACTTTGATTATAAGACATATCATAATCAAGTGTTTAAAATAAAAGAAACACCACAAGGATTGATGAAAGCTTTAGAAAAGCCAGATTCATTTAATCCGCCAGAAAATGACAACTTTGAAAGAGTGTCAAGATCTATTGAGGTTTTATATAACGGAGCTAAAGTATTAGGCTCTAATGAAATGATAAAGTGGGAGCTAGCAAAAAACATGTCAAGGCCCACTGCTGACACCACTAAAGTAGAAATGAATTACGCTTTATGTGCACCTAGAATGTACAAAGGCCGTATTGAATCTATTGTTAGCAAGTGTATTGGCTTTGCTGATATGATTCAGTTAACACATTTAAAACTGCAACAAGTATTATCTCGTATGGTGCCAGACGGTGTTTACTTAGATATGGACGGACTTGCAGAAGTTGATTTAGGTAACGGGACTAATTACAATCCAGCGGAAGCATTGAATATGTATTTCCAAACAGGTTCTATAGTTGGTAGATCACTTACTCAAGACGGCGATATGAACCCAGGCAAAGTGCCTATTCAAGAGCTTAACAGCTCGTCAGGTCAAGCTAAAATCGGAGCATTAATTCAAACGTATCAATATTACTTACAAATGATACGTGATGTAACCGGGCTTAATGAAGCTAGAGATGGTACAGCTATGGATAAAAATTCGCTTGTAGGGCTTCAAAAGATGGCCGCTAACGCATCCAATGTAGCGACTAGGCATATTAATCAGTCTAGCCTTTATATAACTCTTAAACTAGCCGAAAACATTGCGCTTAAAATAGCTGATGCATTAGAATTTCCACTAACTAGAAGTGCTCTACAAAATTCTATATCTACATTTAACATTAAAACACTGGACGAAATAGTAAACTTAAATCTTCATGATTTTGGTATATTCTTAGAGTTAGAGCCAGACGACGAAGAGCAAGCTCAATTAGAAAACAATATACAAGTTGCATTGCAACAAGGAGGTATTGATCTTGAAGATGCTATAGACTTAAGAAACATTAAGAATCTTAAGTTAGCAAATCAAATGCTTAAAATAAAACGCAAAGCAAAAGGCAAACAAGATCAGGCAAATCAACAAGCTAATATTGCAGCTCAAGGGCAATCTCAAGCAGACACTGCAGAAAAAACAGCGATGGCTGAGGTGCAAAAGCAAGAAGCTATAATGGGCGCAAATGTTCAGTTTGAACAATCTAAGAATCAAATGGAAATTCAGCGCATGGAAATTGCTGCACAGCTAGAAGCGCAAAAGATGCAAACTAGATTTCAATACGATATGCAGCTTAAACAAATGGACGTTCAAATGGTGCAGCAAAAAGAAGGTGCGATTGAAAATAGAAAAGATAAAAGAAGTAAAATGGAAGCTTCACAACAAAGTGAACTTATAAGCCAAAGAAAAAACGACGGCTTGCCTATAAACTTTGAAAATCAACCCGAAGAGGGTATGCAGGCTTTCATGTAGAAAGTAAACAATTATTTAATTATATTTTATTATGTCAGAAGAAACAAAAACAAATGAACCTGTTAAACAGGAAGGTGAGTTTAAAATTAAAAAGAAAACTCCAAAAAAATTAACAACACCTAGTGACGAACCGGTAAAAGTAAACATCAAAGAACCTTTGGTTGAACTTCCTACAGAAGTTACAAAAGTGGTAATACCAAATGAAGATGCCATTCAAATCGGAGAAACAAAGGAAGTATCTGTGGAAGAACCATCCGGAGATAGCGCAAAGGTGGGAGAACCTATACAAGAGTCCGACAAGGATGCTGAAGGGTTTTCTCCAATCAAAGAAGTAACTGAAACTGAAAAAGTTGAAGCTCAAGTAGAAAAAGCAATACAAGACGAAAGAATTCTTGGTAAAGCTTTACCTGAAAATATTGAAAAGCTAGTTTCTTTTATGGAAGACACAGGTGGGACAATAGAGGATTATACCAGACTTAATGCTGACTATTCTCAAGTAGATGATGTTACATTATTAAAAGAATACTATAAAAAAGAAAAGCCTTATTTAGAGGGTGGAGACATTGATATGCTTTTAGAGGATTTCATTATAGATGAAGACCTTGACGAAGATAGAGATGCACGCAAGAAAAAAATTGCGTTTAAAGAAGAAGTTGCAAAAGCCAAAAGCTATTTGGAGGAAACAAAGAGTAAGTATTACGACGAGATCAAGTTGAGACCGGGCGTTACTCAAGACCAACAAAAAGCTACGGACTTTTTTAACCGATATAATAAGCAGCAGGAGCAAGCTGAGCAACAGCATGCACAATTCAAAGAAAATACTAAAGAACATTTTAACGACAATTTCGAAGGTTTCGATATTAAAGTCGGTGAAAAAAGCTATAAGTACAATATTCAGAATCGTGATAAAGTTGCAGAAAGCCAATCGAATATTAACAACCTTGTCGGGAAGTTCCTAGACTCAGATGGTAATGTTAAAGACACGAAAGGTTATCATAAAGCTATGTATGCTGCTGACAATGTAGATAAGATTGCCGCTCATTTCTATGAGCAAGGAAAAGCAGATGCTGTAAAAGAAGTTGTAAACAGTTCTAAAAACTTAAGTAGTACTAAAGCTAGATCTACTCAGGGAGAAGTGTTTTTAAACGGATTTAAAGTTAAAGCAATTTCAGGCGCTGATTCTACAAAACTAAAAATAAAAACAAGAAAATTTAACTAAAAAAACAAACAATTATGAGTTTAACTCCTCAATTTGGTAGTTTAATTCCTTCGCAAACGCAAGAAATATTAAACAGTAACTACCTACAATTTAATGCCGGCGGTCCTGCTGGCCCTGGTAATGGTGGCGATTCTTTCGCACAACAGTATTTACCGGAAATTTATGAATCAGAAGTAGAGCGTTACGGAAATCGTACGTTATCTGGATTCTTAAGAATGGTTGGCGCTGAAATGCCAATGACAAGTGATCAAGTAATTTGGTCTGAACAAAATAGATTGCATATATCTTATCTTGATTTCGGAATCGGAGCTAATGTTGCAGGCGCTAACGTTATTACTGTTGCCGCTAATGTACAAAACGTAGTATCTGTAAATGACACCGTAGTACTTTTAAACCCTGTAAATGGAGCTGAAGTAAAAGCTTTAGTAACAGTTGTTGGAGCATTAGGTGCTGGTGGAAACTTTACAGTAGTACCATTTGCTGGAGGCGCTGGACTTATTGGAGCTGCTGCTTTTTCTGGGACAGCTGCCGCGTTTGTCGCTGGAGCAGGACCTGCTGGGGTTAAAGTATTCGTATATGGATCTGCTTATACAAAAGGAACTACTACTACCGCTGCCGGTACTGGTAACTCTGCTGTAAGAACTTCTGTTGATCCTCAACTTACTCAATACTCTAACTCCCCAATTATCCTTAGAAGCCAATACGTAGTATCTGGATCTGATATGGCACAAATTGGATGGGTAGAAGTTGCAACTGAAGACGGAACATCTGGGTACTTGTGGTATTTAAAAGCTGAATCTGAAACTAGATTACGTTTTGAAGACTACTTAGAAATGTCAATGGTAGAAAGTGAGTACAATCAAATAGCTGCTGGAGCTAATATTTCAACTACACTTCCAGGATCTGAAGGTTTATTTGCTGCCATCCAATCTCGTGGAAACGTAGAAGTAGGATTTACTGCTGCCGCTGGACTTGACGAGTTTGATGCTATTCTTAAAAATTTAGATACTCAAGGAGCAATTGAAGAAAACATGTTATTTTTACAGAGACAAACATCTCTTGATTTTGACGATATGTTAGCTGCAATTTCTGGCGGATTCGCTGGAGGTACTGCTTTTGGACTATTTGAAAATTCTGAAGAAATGGCTTTGAATTTAGGATTTAGCGGATTCCGTAGAGGATCTTACGATTTCTATAAGACTGACTGGAAATACTTAAATGATGCTTCTACTCGTGGTGCTGTTACAGGTATCAGTTCAATTGAAGGTGTATTAGTGCCAGCTGGAACTTCTACAGTTTACGATCAGATCTTAGGAACTAATATCCGTCGACCATTCTTACACGTACGTTACAGAGCTTCACAAAGTGATGACAGACGTATGAAGTCTTGGTTAACTGGTTCTGCAGGTGGAGCATTTACTTCAACTCTTGATGCTATGGAAGTAAATTTCCTATCTGAAAGATGTTTAGTAACTCAAGCTGCTAACAACTTTGTATTATTCAAAGGAATCTAATTGATTCAACATTAATAAAAATCCCTGTCTTTGGGCGGGGATTTTATTTTATTTAAACTATTTAATTTTATTATATTATGGCTAAACAAGCTAAAGCACAACAAGTTGAGGTTGCACCTCAAGAAAAAGTGGCAACACAAGTTACTACTTCAGTAAAGCCTACGGAACCAACGTGGGAAATCAAAGATAGAACGTATTTTTTAAAAGGAAATAAATCTCCTTTAACATTAACAATACCGGGCAGGCATACAAGAAAACATGCCTTACTTTATTTTGATAAAATAACTGGAAAACAAAGAGAAATAAGATATGCTACCAATCAAGCTTCACCTTTGGTAGATGAACAAAAAGGAGAATGCACTATGGGTCACATCAGATTTAATGATGGAACTCTAACCGTTGGAAGTCAACAACAAAGTTTACAAAAACTATTATCTTTATATCACCCTTTAAAAGGTAAATTATACGAAGAATTTAGCGCTCAAGAAGAAGCTGTGGATCAATTAGAAATATTAGATCTTCAAGTAGATGCTATGAATGCAGCTAGAAGTATTGACATTAATCAAGCGGAGGCTATTTTAAGAGTTGAGATTGGATCTAAAGTAAATTCCATGAGTTCTAAAGAAATTAAAAGAGATCTAATGATATTTGCTAGAAGCAATCCAGCATTATTTATTAGCTTAGCTAATGATGAAAATGTACAACTAAGGAATTTTGCTATTAGAGCACAGGAAGTTGGCATTATTAAATTATCGCAGGATCAACGAACATTTATGTGGGGATCAAATGATAGAAAATTAATGAACGTTCCTTTTGACGAAAACCCTTACTCAGCGTTTGCAGCTTTCTTAAAAACAGATGAAGGAGTAGAAATCTATAAGTCTATAGATAAAAAACTATAAAAACAAGTGATACTATATATAGGCGGTTTCGGCCGCCTTTTTAGTATAAATAAAAATTAATATGGTAAATATAAACACAGTATATCAAACAGTCTTGTATATATTAAACAAAGAACAACGCGGTTATATATCGCCTTCTGAATTTAATAGTTTATCTAAGCTAGTGCAAGATGAAATATTTCAATCATATTTTCCTGACGGCAATCAATTAAACCGTTTAAATCAAAACAATACACAAAACGATACAGAATTTTTTAATGTGTATGAAAATAATAGATATAAGCTATATCCATTTGAGCATGAAGTAAGCTTTAATTACAATACAACTTATAATTGCTGGGGTTTTAACCCTACAGGCGTTGGCGACTACAGCGGAACTATTAGATTGCTAGGCAGTATCTTATCTACTTACAACTCTAATGTTACCAATACAACTCCTCAAGCAAAAATAAATCCTTCAACAACTTCAATAACACAGCTTGCATCTAAAAGTGATTTTAATAAAATTATAAGATCTAAACTAACAGCTCCAACTCAACAATTTCCTTTAGCTTATCAATACAGCTTAACTGCTAATAATCAACCTTCTAGTGTTGTTTTAAGTATAAGCCCTAATCCGGATTCTTTAATTGTTAATTGCATATTTGAACCTACAACACCTAGATGGAATTCTACAGTAGGCTCGCTTGGTCAGCTTTTATTTTCTCAAAATTCTAATAATTTTCAATTAGACATTTCTGAAGAATCTAATATAATTATTGGTATATTAAAATATGCAGGTGTAATTATAAATGATCCTACGATAATAGACGTGGCAGCCAGGGAGGCTCAGCAAGTAGAAGTTAACGAAAAATCTTAAATAAATGAGCTTAATAACTGAAACAAATCAACAATATTATCAAGGTGCTCAGCAATTTGTAGCTGACGGCGCTTTAGGCTCTTTCTCTACAACTTTTAACACTGGCTTGGTATTTGGCTCTTTTGATGCAACAAACGTTGGCTATGCTTTAAATAATTTTAAGTTATTTACATCACCATCGGGCCTACCGGGTACTTTTTTAGAGTACACTACTGATTATAGTGTTTTAAATAATACTATAACACTAGGGACTACAGCCGCGCCAGTTGTTCCGGTCGCTGGGACTTACTTTGTAGTTCAACTTAAATCTTTAGATGGTGGAAATTATGGAAACGGTGATGCTATTGGTACAGCTGTTGAAGATAATTACGGAAGCTACGAGTATATAAAATTAACCGATGCTATAGACAACTTTATGGTTGGCTATGTAGGTGATGGTAAATTAATACAAAAAGCTAAAAAATCTGATGTATTGTTTTTTGCTAAAAGGGCTTTACAAGAATTTAGCTATGACACATTAAAAAGTATTCATTCTCAAGAATTAAATATTCCCCCAAGCTTAAGCGTTATACTTCCTCAAGACTATGTTAATTATGTTAGAGTTTCTTGGATAGACCAGCTAGGTGTAAAAAGAATTATATACCCTGCAAATAATCTTACAATAAGCCCTTACGAAAATCCTATTCAAGATCAAGCAGGTATGCCAACGCAAGATAATTTTGGTGAAAACATTGAGGGTACTTCGATTACAGAGGCTCGATGGAAAGCTGCTAACGATAATTTAATAAACGGTAATTTAGTAAATGACATTAACGAATTAGCAGAGTTCAGGAATGCTTATGGCTTTAATGGTAGTTGGAATTGGGGCAGACAATATGGATTAGACCCGCAATTGTCGCAAGTAAATGGATGGTTTAATATGAATGAAAGAGAAGGTAAAATGTCTTTTTCAAGTAATTTAGCTGGTAAGCTTATTGTATTAGAATACATTTCTGATGGCTTGGGTTATGACTTGGATACTAAAGTGCCTAAGTTAGCAGAAGATGCTTTATACGCGTCCATACTGCATTCTATAGTATCTACAAGATCTGGACAACAAGAATATTTAGTTCAAAGATTACAAAAAGACAAAAGAGCTAAATTAAGAAATACAAAAATAAGATTATCAAATATTAAGCTTGATGAAATTGTTCAAGTTATGAGAGGTAAATCTAAATGGATTAAACACTAAAATTTAATGGCTAAAGTTCAAAATACTTTTTTAAAGTCTAAGATGAATAAAGACTTGGATGCTCGTATAGTACCTAACGGTGAATATAGAGATGCTCAAAATGCTCAAATAAGCAAATCAGAAAGTGCTAATGTAGGAAATTTAGAAAATATTCTAGGGAATAAAGATGTTAGCTTAGGCTTAGACACGCAAAGCTTTCAAAAACTTACAGGGGTATCTAAACTTACTTGCATAGGTAACTTATCTGATGAGGTCAATAGTACGGTTTATCTTTTTTTTACAGACAAAAACAACGCCAGATCTGATTACGAACCTGGCTATACTCCATCTGGAGAGCAATCTAATCACTTTGTAATATCTTACAATGTTTTACTTCAAAGAGCCATAATATTAGTTAAAGGTAATTTTTTAAATTTTTCTACAGAAAATCTAATAACTGGTGTTAACATTTTAGAAGACCTCCTTTTTTGGACGGACAACAGAAATCAGCCAAGAGTAATAAATGTTTCTTTAGCAAATCCTTCTGGATTATCAAGTCCTATTTATTACACAACAGAAGACCAAGTATCTGTAGCTAAATATAATCCTTATAAATCAATAGAGTTATATCAAAAAAGTACTTTAGCTAGCACAGCAAGTAATACTTATTACGAAACTACTATGAAAGATGTTAGTAGTTTATTTTTACCTGACGGAGGCACGGCGCGATCAACTGCAAATCAAACCGCAGGTTTATCACCTGTTTTAGCCATAGATAATTTAAATGGTCAAATTAATGCGGGTGCTACAATTTCTTTACAAAATACTTTAACAAAACAATTAATTGTAACGGGTGCAAAAGTAGCGGATCCATTGGTAGTTACCGCAACTAGTGTTAAATTAGACGCTAATATAGAAGTTGATGATAATCAAGTAATTGTTTTTAATCC